GCTGTTCCGTTAACGGTAAAGTCACCAGTTACAATTAAATTATTATTAACTGTGGTATTACCTGTTGCTGCACCAATGTTAATAGCCGTTGCAGCTCCACCAATGTTTAATGTTGTTGCTGTAGTATTAAATAATGCTGCTGTTGTACCAGTTGTAGTAAGAGCGGTGGATGTTGTATTGTTTATTGCAATATTACCATTAGTGATTGTTAAACCAGCAAATGTTGGTGTTCCTGCCGTTCCTAATCCAGTTGCTGTAACGTCACCTGAACTGACACCGTTGGTAGTTAAGGTAGTTGAACCTTGACCTGAACCTGCTGCTAAACTAGATCCAGAAACAATTCCAGCTGGCGTTCCTATTAATCCTGAATAAGGAGCTGTCGATGCAAATGATGCACTTAATGCTTGTGTTGCAAATGATGCTGTTGCTGTTAATGTATTTGTGGTTGCGTTATATGTTAATCCGGTTGAATCAACACGTTGTGCTAAGTTACCCGTTGTATTATCAACAAAGGTAATATAATAAGGACCAGTGCCAGTCGTAGTATCAGTGATTGCAGTATTGGTTGCATTTGTTGCTGTGGTAGCAGTTGTTGCATTACCAGATAATGATGCTGTAACTCCTGTTACTGCAATCTGTGCTGTTAATGCTAAACTATCGCCAGTATCGCCTGTAGTTAAATTACTTGTACCTGCACCAGAACCTGCTAAGTCTGTTACTAAGTTGCCGTATGTAATAAATTTGTTAGCGCCGTCGTTGATAAAGAATTGATCGGTAGTTGCTAAATCTGTTTTTGCAGTGGTAGGGAAAATTGCTGTTGCTGTTACGCCTGTCAACGCTGCACCATTACCTTGGAATGAACCAGAGAATGAACCAGATAAATTAGAAGTTGCACCAGTTGATTGGATTGGCAATGTAGTTGAAATAGTAGTACCATTATCAGTTAATGAACTATTTACTAGTTGACCATTACTAGAATCCCATTTTGTAATAAGGTTGTTAGTTAATGATCCAGCATTTTTCAATGCAACGGTTTGTGCCGCACTACCATTAAATGTAAACGAAGCAATTCCAGAGCCTTGAGTCAATGATGCTAATGTTGTAGCATTCGTTACTCCCGTTAAACCAGCGCCATTTCCTTGAAGTGATCCTGAGAATGAACCTGATAATTGTGTTGTTGCTGGTGACGTTGTAATTTGTTGATTAGCACCAACATTAACTTGACTTAATATCGCAGCCGAACCCGAGACTACTACTTTTTTCCATTCTGCCATGGCAAATCCTATTTCTTTGTTTTTATTTTATTATAAATATTACATTGTTTTATTTTCTAGCCCAATCCTACAAAAAATGATCCGGAAGTGAAATATATTCCACCATATGGTGCCGGGCCAGTTAATTCTGCACTTTGTGTTGCTAATATAACTACACCACTTTGTGATACTGTTAATATAGGCTGATTATTAAAATTTTTAATTATAAAGATACTATTAATATCACTTTTAATTTCTAATGAACCTGTAATTACGGCACTACCACTAAATGGAAATGTACCGCCAGCGGTACTATTAAGTGCATATGATGCAGTTACAGCATAGCTTGAAGATATATTATATAGTGAACCAGTTTGTAACTGTCCTGGTTTAAACTGTCTACCCATTATGTCCACCTACCTTTCACTACAATTACATCCGTTGTTTCAATCGTATATCCTAACGTAGTAGTATTGAATACAATTGATTGATTCGTTATGTCACTAGGTGTCCACGTATAACATGGTTTATCAATATATTGTCCATTAATGTATATATCAAATTCATTTACGGTTGCTACTGTTAAATTTACTGGGTTTGTTGCAGCTAATCCCGTTACAGTTACTGTAGTTGCATTTGAATATGTTGCAATTTTTTCAGTTAAATTTACTAAGTATGCCATTGTTATTGGATCAATTTGCGTAGACGTACTACCATTTGATACAACTAAACTTCCGCCGTTAGCAACAAAGCTTTGTGCTTGTAATACTTTTGATGATACATTTGTTGATCCAAATAAATCTCCGGAGATGTCAACAAAATTAGTAAACACAACTTTTTTAATTGAATATGCTTTTTTAATAGTACTCAATCTAGTTTCTTGTTCTGCTAATAAAGTTGCATTAACTGTTAATGGAATTGTTGCTCTAACTAATCTATCTTCTCCTACTGTATTTACAGTTTCAAATGATACAGATCCCATTGATGTAGGAAATTTATTTCCTTCATTCCCCCAAGAAAAACGATTATATGTTATCAATTGATCAACCAATGTTGTTAACTGAGGAGTAAAATCACACCACAACATTAATTCATATTCTATAGTAACATATTTCGGAATATCTACAACATAAATTTGCTGAGATGGTTGTGGTTCATTTTTAGGAATTGGAAACAATTCATCCTCATAACGATTACGTTGATTGTATTTGTCTCTACATACAATTGAATTATCGCTGTTTGGTCGATTAACGTCCAACGTACGTTGTTCATCTCGTTCTACGACGCTTGTTCGTTTAATCATTATCATAGGAGATTGAAGCATTCCTTTTTCATCTCGAAGATAACCTAAGCGTCGTACATTATCCCATTTTTCGCCGTTTGCATAAATAACAGGAACTGGTAATACTTGTTCATTAGTAGTAATTTGTGGTCGTATTTCATTTTCAATATACCACTTCATTGCATAATCAATATCATAGATCGTACGTTTTACATTGCGAATTACATCATCATCGCGACGTATTTGTGTTGATCTATTCAACAACAAATCATCTGTAAGTCCTTCTGTACGATATGGGTTAGGCTTATTAGTTTTTCGATCAATATTTTGTCTATTCAATCTAGGCATTAATGTCCTTTATAAGCCGGTGATGTATTATTGCCACCTTTTCTCAAATTCGTAATGCCGATTGGTGTTTGTCTTGTTGCATGTGCATCGCATAATACTGATACACTATATCCAAATTGATTGCCGTTCGGCCACGTTTCAGGATTTTTACCTGCAAAATATTGATTTGCATCAACATTGTCGATTTCATAATATTCATTGTCCCAGAAAATAATGTCTCCGACTTCTGGATAAAAATCCGCTCGTTCTAAAATATCTCTAGAAATTGCAAATTGACCGGTTCTAGTATATGAATGACCATAATCATCCATACTTGCCGTTTTACCTTCTTTAGTAATAACACAAGGAATTAATATTGAATCATAAAATGATTTTTTTTCTGATTCTCCATAAAGATTGGATGCACTTTTTTCAACAATTAGTTTGAAAAATTCAATTTCAGTATCTATAATTGCATTAATTAATTCAGAATTAATTGCAGCTAAAAATTTTGCATCTCTAATACCACCAAATATTGCCATATGTTCTCTCCCTTATCCAATGTATATTTTTAATGGTACTTTTCCTAACAATTCATGCATCTGCGTTGCTTCTGCATTTTGTCGAGTCATCATTTGTTCTTTTGTCATTTTATCTAAAAATTCTCGCAATTGAGTAATCAATTCGCCTTTTTCAGCTTGGCCTTGTGATACTAAATCAGCACCATTAAGTGTTACTTCGCCATTCGGAATTGGAACACTTGAATATTTATTGCGAATATATCCTAGCATTTCTTTTGCTAATGCAATGCCATATTTAATGATCCACGCACGACCCATATCATTAATATTCCTATATGTTTGATATGTATATGGTATATTTGATGCGTCTGAAATAACATTGTTTAAAAGTGCGGTATTGCCAAATAAAAGTGCATCATTAGTTTTTTCATCATCAAATACAAAATCTATATATACATGACTGAAAAATGGTGTTGCAGATGATGATCCTGTGCCCGATGTAGGAACGGGCCATATTTTAATATCATCTCCGTGTATCTCAAATGTATAATGAGACTTACGTATTTGATCATTAAATTCGATTGACTGCAGTCGGAACAAGTCAGCATTAATTGGCATCATCATGAATGATACTGATGGTGAAAACCCACCAAATCCAAATGAATCCATCAATTGTTGAGACCCTAATCCTGTTCCTACGAATGGGTCAAAATATCTAACAAGTGCTGGCGGTGGATTATGAAGAACTCGTTTAACTTCAATCGATGATGTTGTTATATTAATTCCCAATGACGCAGATACTGCAGCACGCAAACTATATGTTTGCTGACCAGGCACCATATCAATTGACGCAGAATGCCAACGAAGTGTTCCTCCACTGTCGGCTTCATTCCCATATGCTTTTGATAATTTTGTAATATATCCAAATGAATTACCAACAACTGCTCCGGTGAAACTTTTTCCACTTAAAAATGCAGATGCAGTTTGAACACCTAATGTATTCATTAGATTATTAACAATGTTAACTTGATTTACTTGATTTGAATATTCAATAACCGCCGCTTCAAATGCAGTATAAAAATTAATTGCTTGCATTTCAACATCCATTATCGGATATCCTAAATGTTGTGCAGCAGCCTTTGCAAATCGATCAGCGTGATTTTGGAAAGTTGAATCGGTGTCAAAAAAACCAAACGGTGTAGAGCCGGTAGTAAATGAAGAACTTCCTGGCCATATCGGTTTATTTTCACTGTAATCCATTATATTCCTTTTTTAAATATAAATATCAATACGTTTCATTTAGAAGTTTTAAAATTTCATTTAATGATTCGTGACGATGGTTATCTGTTAAAATGATTTCATTAACATATTGTGATTTCGTTAATTTCGGAACTTCATGTACTGCAGAATCATTTGAAAATTTTAAATCTATTTGGTAACGATCTCCCGTAAGTATCATGATACTATCTTTACCTAGCCTAGATACTACCATTTGTAATTGTTGTTTTGTTAGATTTTGAAATTCATCTACAATACAAATTGCATTATCAAAAGTGCGGCCTCTAAAATGTGCTAAAGAAACTAATTCAATATTTTCTTCCTTTTCCATTTTATCTAGTATCTCTGGTTTGTTATAAACCTTACGCATATTGCTACGAATTGGAACTAACCATGGATCCATTTTTTCTTGCAATGATCCGGGAAGAAATCCATTATCTTCATTTGATACCGTTGGGCGAGTCATGATGATTTTATCAATTCTACGTTTAAAAAACATATCCAATGCAATTTGAACTGCTAGCAATGTTTTTCCAGAACCAGCTTTACCTAATAAAAAATTAAAAGGTGTTTCTATGATTTTTGCTTTTGCTTGTTTTTGTTCTTCTGATAACGTTACCGAAAATTTTATATCAGTTTTTGGCGGAGTTTTTTCCTTGTTAGTTGTAGACATTAATAACCTTTTTTTAATTTGAAACTTTTGTTAACGTATTTAATTGTAATGTCATATCCAATAATTCTTCAATTTCAGAAACACATGTATTACGAATAGTTGTAAATGTTTCTTTCGGTGCGTATGGAGTCATTACTTTGAGTTTAATCAATTCTCTATCCGGGCCTAGGTCTTTTTCGATATGTACCATTAGAACTAAACTAATAGCACGTATTCTATCTAATACGTCGATAAGCCGTCCTTTGTAACGAATTGTTGAAAACATTTCATATGTTATGTAATTTGCCATATATCTTTTCTTTTATATAAATATTCAGACAGTAAAAAAGGGTGACCGAAGCCACCCTCTCTTATTGCATTAACTAATTAATTGGTTAAATATTTAATTCAACTAACTACTATAGACTGTTTAATCCGTGTACGTATACTTTTCCGTAGAATTCTGGACGAACTACTTTCTTCGCGTAACGTGTCATAACACCTTTACGTGGAGTGAAGTTAACTGGAT